TTTCAATCTATCACCATCAATCCAAACACTGGCGCAGTAACTGTTGACGCTACGTTTGGCACCGCTACTAGCGTGACTACTTTGGCTGCTACAACCGTAACAGCTACAAATCTGGTTTTCACAGACCAAAATCACCCAACAACCGCCGCTATTAATGCAACGGCTACAGCCACCGCAGCAGAAGTTGCAACCGGCTACATCACATCTACTTCAGCCGCAGCTACAACCATCACTTTGCCTACAGGCAGTTTGTTGGGCGCGGCCTTGAGCGCAACTCGCGGCACTACGCTGGACTTGTTTGTTGATAACACCGCTGGCGCAAACACCGTGACTATCGCTGTTGCTACAAACGGTATTTTGTCTGCCGCTGCAGCCGCTGGCTCTGGTGCTGGTGCAGGCCTGTTGACTGTGCCCTCTGGCGTAACTGGCATTGGTTGCTTCCGCATCATGTTTGCCAGCGCCACTGCATACGTTTTCTCTCGTATCGCTTAATCAACCCAAGGGGCTTCGGCCCCCGTTTAAAGGAGATTGATTATGATGCAAACAGACGTAAAGTCCACTCATGTAGAGGCAACTGGCACGATTGTGTCTGGTCGTGTTCGAGTTAAAGCGTATCACTGTATTTCTGGCGGTACAGCAGGCGATGTTATTTATCGTGATGGTGGTTCTGGTGGCATTATCCGGCTCCAATTTAATATTGGAACAGGTACTCAGCCTGTTTCTTTGTTAATTCCCGGTGAGGGCATCGTGTTTAATACAGATGTTCATGTAACACTACCAGCCACTGCAAAAATTACTACGTTCTATGGCTAAGAGTCCAGCATGGCAGAGGAAAGAGGGAAAGAGTCCAACTGGTGGCTTGAATGCCAAGGGACGCGCCTCCGCCAAAAAGCAAGGCATGAATTTGAAACCTCCCCAGCCGGAAGGCGGCTCCCGCAAGGACGCTTTCTGTGCGAGGATGGGCGGTATGAAAAAGAAGTTAACCAGCGAAAAGACGGCAAAAGATCCAGATTCACGGATCAATAAAGCGTTGAAGAAATGGAAATGCTAGATCTTAATACAGTTTGGTCGGCCACTCTAACACTGTTAGTGTCTGTTATGGCCTACATCGTGAATGAAAAGTTTCGCGAGCTGTCCCGTATTACGATCCTTTTAAACAAAACCCGTGAGGAGGTTGCCCGTGATAACGTTACTCAAGCAGAAGTGGATCGCATTACGAACCACATTGACCAACGCTTTAACAAGCTTGAAGCAAAGATTGACCAGCTTATTCAAGCGGGGCGATAATGCCAAGCAAGAGTAAAGCTCAACACAATTTCATGGCGGCGGTGGCTCATAACCCAGCGTTTGCTAAGAAAGCAGGCGTCCCACAGTCTGTGGGTAAAGATTTTAATGAGGCTGACAAAGGCCGTAAATTTGCAAAAGGTGGCGATATGAAACATGCAGATGTAAAGATGGACAAGAAGATGATGCAGAAGGCCGTGAACAAACACGAAGGCCGTTTGCACAAAGGTCAGCCCATGACCAAGCTAAACATGGGTGGTATGGCTTATTCAAAAGGCGGCTATACAAAAGCAGCTGATGGCGTTGCTACTAAAGGCAAAACCAAAGGCACTCAAGTTGTAATGAAACGTGGCGGCGGCGCTTGTTAAGGAGTAAATTATGAAAAGACGTTACCAAGACGGCGGCGAAGTTGACGCAATGGAAGAAGCAAACAACCGATCCATGCTTTCTCCTCGTAAAGTAAGTATTGGCTCTGCCGATGAGGAAGATGACAAGCTTAATAGACGCACAATGGAACGAAGCCGCGATCTTCAAGACAGGATTTCGGCAGGGTCTGATATTGTTGGTAGACCTCAAGATGAGGGATACAGGCCAAATGCAGGTACTGCAAAAGAGCGCGCTATGCTTGAAGGCGCGTACGACTCAGGCAAAATTACCGAGTCTGGAGATCAGGGTTTTGGTGGTCCCGGTTCTAGCAGGGTTGTTAAACCTGCTGCAAAAGCTGCTCCCAAAGCATCTAAATCAGAGCCTCGTGATACCGGCAGTGATATGGCTCGCATGATCAATCGTGGTAAGTCTGCCGAAATGCCTTCAGGCAAACCCGGTCGTGGTAAATCTGCTGAAATGCCGGCTGACGTATCTAAAATGTCTGCAAATGAACGCATGAAACGAAGCGTTGAAACAAATCTTTCTGGCGCTAGAAGTGGTAGTGGACCAACTGATAAGCGTTCTGCTAATGAACGTATTAAAGCAATGTTTGGTATGAAGTCTGGCGGTATGACTGCATCTAAACGTGGTGATGGTATTGCACAGCGCGGTAAAACGCGCGGAAAGATGTGTTAAATCATGATGGCTAGCCGTGGAATGGGCGCTATGCGCGCCTCAAAGATGCCCAAAGGTGTACGCAAAGAGCGTAGGGATGACACAGACTTTACTGAATACGCTAAAGGCGGAGTCTTAAAAGAAGTAGATTCTGAAGATAATCCCGGTTTAGCTAAGTTACCTACAGACGTGCGTAACAAAATGAGATACATGAAGGATGGCGGGCCTATTGGTTTGTATGCCAATATTAATGCAAAGAGAAAACGTATCGCAGCTGGTTCTAAAGAGAAGATGCGTAAGCCCGGCTCTAAGGGTGCACCTACAGCTCAAGCATTCATTAACTCTGCTAAGACTGCCAAAAAATGACCACTACAGGAACCACAGCCTTTAACATGGAGTTCACCGAGCTCGCTGAAGAGGCGTGGGAGAGAGCTGGCCGTGAGATGCGTACAGGTTATGACCTACGTACAGCGCGCCGTTCTCTTAACCTGATGACCATTGAGTGGGCTAATCGCGGCATCAATATGTGGACGATTGAGACAGGGACTATCACTCTGACTCCGGGTCTGGCTACATACGCCCTACCTTTAGATACGATTGACTTGCTAGATCATGTGATCCGAACGCAAGCCAACAACTCGTCAACTCAGGCAGACTTGAGCATTACCCGCATTAGTGTTTCTACTTATGCAACAATCCCTAACAAGCTGGTTCAGGGGCGACCAATTCAAGTGTGGATTCAACGCCTGTCTGGTGAAACTAACCCTACCCAGATTGTTCTTGCTACAGCTATAACATCAACAGCCACATCAATTACGCTTAGTTCGGTAGATGGATTGGCTGGTTCTGGGTTTATCCGCCTTGGTACAGAAGATATTTACTACACCTATATCAGTGGTACAGTGCTGGGCGGTGTATTCCGTGGCCAGAACAATACAACAGCAGCAGCTCAAGTAGTTGGCGAGCCTGTATTTGTTCCTCAATTACCGGCTATCACAGTATGGCCTACGCCTGATAACTCACAGCAGTACCAGTTTGTGTACTACAGAATGCGCCGTATTCAAGATGCTGGCTCAGGCGTACAAACAGCTGATATGAATTTCCGCTTCCTACCATGTGTAGCAGCTGGGTTAGCCTACTACATTGCCATGAAGGTGCCTGAGTTACAAGGCCGCTTGGATATGCTTAAAGCCGTCTATGAAGAGCAATACAGATTGGCGGCTCAAGAAGATCGCGAGAAGGCTACATTAAGGTTGGTACCTCGTATAGCATTCATTGGTGGTGGTACTTAATGGCAACACCGTTTGCATCCGGTAAATATGCTATTGCCGAATGTGATCGGTGTGGGCAGCGCTACAAGCTAAAGCAGTTAAAGATGGAGGTCATTAAGACCAAGCTTTATCAGCTCAAGGTTTGTGATGCTTGCTGGGATCCAGATCAACCGCAATTGCAGTTGGGTATGTATCCTGTTTATGATCCACAGGCTTTGTATCAGCCACGGCCAGACACAACGTATGTGACTGCTGGTCCAAATGCGGCGGGTAACTTGACTGGTGGTTCACGGGATATTCAGTGGGGATGGAACCCAGTAGGTGGGTCTAGTAGTTTTGACGCATATTTAACGCCCAACTACTTGGCATTAGCCGCACAAGTTGGTACAGTAACGATTCAAATAGGGAGCTAAACATGGCATATACACGATCAGCAGACGGAGTCGCTAAAAAGGGTAAGACTGATGTTCACATCTTCCCTAACAGCGGTCATTCTGTTAAAGAAACAAAGGGCGGAACAGGTAAGGGTAAGGGTAAAACCAACTCTGACATGAAGACTATGGGTCGTAATTTGGCAAAGATTGCCGCACAGAAGCGAGGCTAATATGGCTAAATACAGCAAAATGATGATGGGCAAAGAAGTTGGCGATGCCAAAGTCTACGCTCCTCCGCACACGATGAAGGGCGAGAAAGTTGTTGCCAAGGAAAACCCCGGCTCTGGCAAAAACCTAAGCCGTGCTGATACAGTTGAAATGACTGTAGGCAACATCAACAAGTCTTCTGGTGGTGAGCCTAAGACGTCCGGCATCAAGATGCGCGGTACTGGTGCGGCCACTAAAGGCTTGATGTCTAGAGGCCCAATGGCATGAATTACAGCCAGCTTGTTACCGCAGTAACTGACTACTGTGAGAACACTTTCCCAACGACTGATATGGATACATTTATCCGTCAGGCGGAGCAACGCATCTATAACACGGTGCAGATTGCCAACTTGCGAAAGAACGTGACAGGCGCACTAAATACCGGCAATAAGTACTTGGCTTGTCCACAGGACTTTTTGTCGCCATATAGCCTTGCTGTATATCCCGTCATCACAACGACTGCTACAGGCGTTTCTGGACAGTTTACGGTGGTAGTTGCAGACGCAACAGGGATTACTGCGGGTCAATCGGTAGCTAATGCAAACATTCCGTCTGACACGTACGTTCGCGCTGTTAGTGGAACTACGGTTTATTTGACTAAAGCAAGCACAGGCACAGTCTCTGGAACCATCATTTTCCAAGGTGACTTTTTGTATCTGTTAAATAAAGATGTGAACTTCATACGTGAAGCATATCCACAAACGGCCACCCGTGGCGAGCCAAGGCACTATGGCATCTTTGGCCCCCAGTCTGCGGATGTAAATGAATTAACATTTATTGTTGGCCCAACGCCTAACTTAGCTTACATGGCTGAGTTGCATTACTACTACTACCCCGAGTCAATTGTTACCGCAAGTACAACTTGGCTGGGAGATAACTTTGATTCTGCGCTGTTATATGGGACAATCTGTGAAGCATTTGTTTATATGCGTCAAGAGGCCGATATGATGAAAGTAGCTCAAGATCGTTACGTGCAAGCCATGGCTTTGCTGAAGAACTTGGGTGATGGTAAACAACGTGCTGACGCTTATCGCGATGGCCAAGTTAGGGTTGCAGTATCATGAGTATTCTTCAAACAGTAACCACAAGTTGCAAGATCGAGCTACTCCAAGCTGTTCACAACTTTGGCCCTACATCACCAAACACATTTAAGATTGCACTGTTTACAGCGGCAGCAGATATAAATGCAAGCACTACCGTTTACACGGGTGGTATGACCGGAGAAGTAGCAAACGGCAGTGGGTATACAACCGGCGGCAATACATTGGTTATCAGCCAATCCCCTACGTCAGGCAATAACCAAAGCGCAATACCTACGGCTTTTATTTCATTCTCTAATACAAGCTGGACAAGTGCCTCATTTACCGCCCGCGCTGCTTTGATTTACAACGTGACGCAAGGCAATAAATCAATCGCTGTGTTGGATTTTGGTTCTGATAAAACAGTAACTAACGACACTTTCCAAATCATTTTCCCAACTGCCGATGCGAACAGCGCCATCGTGCGCATATCTTAAGGACTTATCATGAGTACAGAAACATCAAAAGCCCAAGACCTTGTGTCAGCAAGCTTAACTGCAAACAAAGGCTCCACTGAGCGCGTAGGTGCGGGTGGCGTGTTCACCGTTACTTGCGTAGGCGCTGATGGCGTTGAGAAGTGGTCTGACACCTTCCATAACTTAGTTGTGAATGAAGGTCTGCAAGACATGAACAGCAAGTACTTCAAAGGCTCTGGTTACACAGCCGGTTGGTATTTGGGCTTAGTTCAAGGCCCGGGTTCAGGCACAACATATGCTGCTGGTAATACATTGGCCTCACACGCTGGTTGGACTGAATTAGTTCCCGGCACAGCCTACACAGGTAATCGTATTGCTGTTACCTTTAACGCAGCTTCTCCTACGCTGGCCGATCCTTCAGTAGTTACCAACTCTGTTGCCCCATCTGCGTTTCCTATGTTGGTTAACGGTACAGTGGTGGCTGGCGCGTTTTTAACTACAGCAGCTACAGGCACTTCAGGCGTATTGTTTTCTGCTGGTGACTTTACTGGCGGTGATAAAACTGTTGATTCTGGCGATACATTGAACGTAACTTACACGTTCTCGCTTGACGCAGCCTAATAAGGTAGCGCGGTGTTTGGAGATGTCGCATTTGCCCAAGCACCCTTCGCCGCTCTAGGCGGGGCTACAGTGTTGTCGTCTGTAAGTGAGGCAGCTACGGCTGCCGATTCTGTTGCTCAAGAGACTCGTGCAGGCGCTCTGATCCAAGAGGCAATCGCAGCAGCTGAAACGTTTGTTAGTTTAAATAACATAATGACCGCTGTTCGGGCAGAACTTGCCACAGCTACAGACACTGCTGCTACTGCGCCATCTAACCTCTTAGCAACCCAAGCCGAAACAGCTACAGGCACAGACACTCAAACTGTCATTGGCACGATGCGGGCTTCAATATCAGAGTTAGCCACAGCAACTGATGCGCCTTCAGCTATTGCAAACTTGTTAGCCGCTATTGCAGAAATCTCTACGGCAACCGATGCGGTAGCTGGCGGAACTTTATTTCAAGTGACAATTACAGAATCCGCCGTTGGCTCACATACGCAAAGCGCTACTGCTAGGTTCAACGGCAGTATTCAAGAGTTAGCTTCAGGTCTTGATGCGTATGCCAAAGTAAAAGACGCAAACGTATACCCTGCTGGTATACAGCTAAACGTTTATGTAGGTAATGTCTTGGTGTGGGGCACAATCCCAACAGATCAAACGCCTCCTGACCCAAATTGGCAAAATATACCGACTTAAGGATTTATCATGGCTTTAGTATTAAAAGATCGGGTCAAACAAACCGCGTCAAATCCCGGCACAGGCACAATCACGCTGTTAACTACAACCACAGGCTTCCAATCATTTTCCGCAGTGGGTGATGGAAATACAACGTATTTTGCTATTGTGGATGCCGCTACAGGCGCATGGGAAGTTAACTACGGCACATACACATCTTCTGGTACAACCCTAAGCCGTAACGCCACACCGTTGTCTTCTTCTGCTGGCGGAGCTTTGGTTAATTTTACAGGCGCAGTAGATGTGTTCTGTACGTACCCATCTTCACGGTCGGCGTATCAAAACGAGGCGGGAACGCAAGTAGTCCAAACCGCATTTGGCGCAATTACCGCAACATCTGCGGCGTTGACTACCGGTACAGTATCTACCACACCAGCGGCCAATACGGATATTGCCAACAAAAGCTACGTAGATGGGTTGGTTACACAAGGTATCTCATACCATGAGCCTGTCTTTGTTGAGTCTCCAAACACCGTAGGTAATTTAACTGCCACGTACAACAACGGAGCTTCTGGCGTAGGCGCTACACTGACCAACGCAGGTACGCAAGCTGCGTTGACTGTTGACGGCGTATTAATGACTGTTGGCAAACGAGTATTGGTTTACAACCAAACAGCGCAAGCGGAAAACGGCGTTTACACGGTTACGACCGTAGGCACTGCGTCCACTAATTGGGTGTTAACTCGCGCTACGGACGCTGACACCTATGGTTTACGCACACCTACCGCTCTTGGTTATAACGATGCCTTCTTTGTTACCAATGGCGATACCGGCGCAGGCGAAACATATGTCTGTACAACTACGGCTGTAATTGTATTTGGTACAACAGCAATTACGTTTGCGCAGATTAGTTCTGCACAAGTCTATAACGCAGGTACAGGTTTAAGTCTTTCCCCGGCTACCACGTTTAATATTGCCAACGTTGGTACTGCCGGTACATATGGCTCGGCTTCTGCGGTTCCTGTGTTTATTACCAATGCTCAAGGTCAAGTAACATCTGTAACTAATACAAACATTGCCATCGCTGGCTCGGCTGTGACGGGCGCTATCTCCGGCCAAGCAGGATCAGTGGCTAACGCCTTGACCTTGGGCACATACCTGACCGGTACAAGCTTTAACGGCTCTTCTGCGGTTACTGCCACGGTTGATGCTACATCAGCTAATACAGCTTCTAAAGTTGTAGCGCGAGATGCCTCTGGTAACTTCTCCGCAGGAATAATTACAGCAACTTTGTCAGGTAATGCCACTAACGTATCAGGCACGGTGGCTATTATTAATGGTGGTACAGGTGAAACCACTCGTCAAGCTGCGATGGATGCGCTTGCAGGCGCTGTCACTTCGGGTCAATATTTACGTGGCAACGGCTCAGATGTGGTGATGTCCACAATCCAAGTTGCAGATGTACCGACACTCAACCAAAACACTTCGGGTAACGCCACTACAGCAACGACTGCTACAAACTTGGCTGGTGGTTCTGCGGGCACTGTTCCTTATCAGTCAGCGGCTGGTACTACGGCTATGTTGGCTGCGGGTTCTTCTGGACAACTTTTGCAATCAAACGGCGCATCAGCGCCTTCATGGGTTGCGGCCCCCGTAGCAAATAACGGCACATTGACAATGGCTGTGTCCGGTACGGGCCTGTCTGGTTCTGCTTCGTTTACTGCTAACCAATCAACCTCAAGTACATTTACTGTTACCTCAAACGCCACATCTGCAAACACAGCATCTACTATTGTTGCTCGTGATGCGTCAGGTAACTTCTCGGCGGGCACGATTACAGCCACGTTGTCAGGTAATGCTTCTACGGCTACGTCAGCCACAAGTGCGACATCTGCAACTACTGCGACCACTGCTACAACAGCTAATGCTTTAAACACCGGCAACAACTACCAAGTTAACTCATTGGGTGTTGGCACAGGGGGTTCTGGTACAGCCGGTGAAATTCGCGCAACAAACAACGTGACTGCGTACTACTCTTCTGACATTAAGTTCAAAGAAAACGTGCGTAACATCCCCAACGCAGCGGCTACGGCAGCGGCTATTGGCGGTAAGTTGTTTGATTGGAAGGCCGAGTACATTGAAGAACACGGCGGCGAAGACGGTTACTTTATTGTCAAGGCTGACTTTGGTGTTATTGCCCAAGACGTATTGGCTAAGTTTCCTGTGGCGGTTCGCACTCGACCAGACGGCTCATTGGCGGTAGACTACGAGAAACTCAGTGCCTCTGGCTGCAAATGCTGAACACGAAGAGCGCATCGCCAAACTTGAGGCGCTGGTCGCCACACTCATTAAGGGTTAAAAATGTCAAACACGTATTCCAACCTAAAGTTTGAGATTATTGAGGTCGGTGGCAATGACGGCACATGGGGGCCGATTGTTAACACTAACGTAGGTACTGCAATTGAGCAGGCTATTGTGGGCATGGCTACGCTGGTCACGGGCGACTTTACCTCCAACGTCTGCACCTTGACGCTGACTAATACAAGCGCAGCACAGAACGCCCGCGCAGCATGTTTAAACATTACAGCCACACTGAGCGCAGCAGGTACTCTAAACGTACCGGCAATTCAGAAACCGTACATTATTCTGAACAATTCTGTGGGTGGCTTTGCCGTCACGGTTAAGGTCAGCGGTCTAACAGGCGTAGCAATCCCTGCGGGTAAAGCCTGCGTGGTCTATAACAATGGTACAGACGTAGTTGACGCAATCAACTATATGTCTTCCTTGACACTTGGCACAGACTTGGCAATTACTGAAGGCGGGACAGGATCTTCTTCAGCATCCGGCGCACGTACCAATCTTGGTGCAACTACATTGGGTGGAAATCTCTTTACAATCACAAACCCAAGCGCAGTTACGTTCCCAAGATTTAATGCAGACAATACCGTATCAGCTTTAAACGCAGCCGACTTCCGCACAGCGATTGGCGCAGGTTCAGGCGGCGGCACAGTTACTTCAGTCACAGCTTCCGCTCCTTTGGCTTCCTCTGGTGGAACAACCCCGAATATCACATTGAGTGGTGCATTGCCTATTGCCAACGGCGGTACGGGTAACATTAACGGTATTGCAGTGTCTGCGCCTTTGTTGCAAACAACCAACTTCACTATCTCTGAGGTTGGCGGGGTCTTGGTTTTTAAATACGGCGCTACTACAATTGCCAGCATGGACAGCACAGGCAATTTGACAACATTGAACAACGTGACAGCCTACGGCACACCTTAAGGATTACACATGGCATTGAATTCTTCTGGCCCAATCAGTCTGGGCGGTACAACCGCAGGGCAATCAATTGCCCTTGAAAACGGCGGTTCTGGCACATCTCAAATTTCTTTGAATGACGCTGCGGTTCGTGGGCTAGCGGGCGTTGCTTCTGGCGCCATTACTATGCCCACCGACTTTTACGGCAAAAGTAATGCCGTATATTTCTTTTGTTATTACGGCAATAGCGCCTTATATGCTATTACTTCGGATAGCTCAGGCAATATATATGTGGGGGGAGAATTTGCTAGTGGGGGTACAGTTAGCGTTGGGCAAGTCACTGCTGCAGGTTCGGCTGTAACTACAAAGAATTTTTCACTTGCCTTTAATACCGGCGCTTTATCTTGGCTTGGGTGGAGTG